TGTCTAGTGTGTCTAGTTGCGATATAAACCCTTGTCATTATGATAGATAAGCCTAGACAGTACGCTGTCTAGTAGTGTCTAGTTATGACGTAAACCCCTACCCTTGCAATAGATAACCTGTCTAATTTGGAGTTGTAACATTTTAGGCGCCTGTAAACTCTTGCCAATACTCACACTATTTTCTGGTTACAACAATGTACTTACAACGTATTGATTGTAAACAAGGCGCTCGTGGTCCGGCATGAACCGCGGGCGCCTCACGTCCGCCAAGCGCTACTGCGTCACGTATTCGACTACGCCGTCAATCTCCAGATACACGCATGTTTGTTTTCGGTCTTGTGCAATGGTCTTTGCAAGGGCGCGGAATAGAATCTCGATACCACGATTCTGGTATCCTTCAACTGCGCAATCGAATACAATCACAGGTTCGACAATCAAGACGTTGTAGTCGTTTTTCCAGCCTCCAGTCGCTTGTGTTGCCGTAAAACCTCCGGTGATGTCGGCGATTGCCTTGCCGTACGCTTGCACGGGCGACACATGATTGTTATTCGGTACGATCAGTCTGATCTTCATTGTCTGTTCTCCTTCACAAACACCATACAACATGGATCATGCCCAAGCAAATGTTTTTTGTGAATATCTCTCCCGAGCCCTTGTCGGCAAGCCCATGCCCATGCAGACGTACGCCCGTGCAGACGTACGTTCATCCACACGTACGTTCCCAGGCCGAGCCCCCCGGTGGCACCTCCCGCCCGCGAGGTGTGGAGTCCCTTACACCATCATAGGCGAGATGACTTGGAATTTTGAATCCAAACTTTAATTGCCCTTGACAGAACCACCAATATATGGCATAATAGAAGCTCAGAGACTCCTAACAGACAACTGGAGAACACTTATGCTACGTGGAGATCCCGTACACGGCGAGTTGGTAACGGATGGAGATTCCTCAACCCTCACCGTCCTTGTGCTCTATACCGCTGGCGGTGTGGCGGTGCGAACACTGGCCGCCGATGAGTTCTTGTCCATCACGGACTATGTCATCGCTACTGAATCCGCAGCCGAGGTCCGCCTGGTGGCCGACACCGACGTGGCCGGTCGGCGAATCGTGGCCGAGGCGACTACGACATTCGCTCACCTGGAGCACCACTACTCTGAGCCGTACGCGTGCCCCCTGGGCGTCGTGCCCAAGTTCGCCGGGTCGGCCTCCAACGTGAGTTCCTGCCTGATCCAGGGCTTTATCTCGAAATAAAGGCATAGTCATGGACCTCCCACAAGAACTGGTTGGTCGTATCGTTGTAGTATATTTTCTTGACCATGTTTCCGGTGGTTCCAAGGTCTTTCCCTGTAAGGTTTGGGGTCGTATCACTGAAATCGGTGAGAAAAGCGTGACCATTCGCCAATGGCTCACCGACGACGAGACAGCCCAGCAGGATGAGACTGATTACGTTGCCATTGTGCGAGGGGCTATTACAGCTATCAGCCTCCTTAAAGTGGATCGGGAGATAGTACGTGATTGATTTTATAGCCGGAGGCTTCGAGTTATTCGGGTCGTACTCCATCGGCAACAGACGTCGGTTTGGGTTCCTGGTGAATATGGCCGGAGACCTCCTCTGGGTGTATATCGGAGTCACAACTCGGCTCTACGGCCTGGTGACAATCGCGGCCCTGGCCCTCGGCTTTAACGTGAGAAACTTTATCAAATGGCGGAAGTCGTCATAGCAGGAGATGAATGATGAATCCAATCCAAGGATCAGTACGTGGCGAAGCCATCCTCGATGGTGATGCCTCGGAAGGAATAGATGTCAAGTTGTACGCCGTAACGTCCGGTTGGGCGGTCGTGACGGGTGTTCCAGTTTCAACTGGGTCTGATAACCCGACGCGGATCTTGGCTGTGGGTGCTTCTCCTTTCATCCAAGCAATGACGGGAAGCACTATCTTGTTTGCCGAGAATGGTTCCCGTGTAATCACCGAAGTTTTCTCGTCTAGGGTTATCTACATTGATAGTCCACTCCTAGTTGATCCAGATACGGTATTAGATGACACTATCTCGATGGCGGCTCAGGGTGGCTTACGAGAAATCGAACTCGACGCAAATGACGAACTTCGTATCACCGATGTATTTCTCTCCCAGGAAAAAGATTCCGAGTACGCCCTGGTAGAAGGCGAAGACAGCCCCGGAAGAAGGGTCGCCAAAGGACGTCTGTTGAAGGTTGGGTCTATCAACCTACAATACAAAACACCGCATATCTGTCAGCGGCAATGTGCCTTGAAGTATTTCGGACATGAGGACGGTTTGAATGTCTGCATCATTCGCGGGAACATCACCTAATGATACTCCTCTGTGACACGAACGTCGAAATGGTTGCCGCGTGGCGAGTATATTTCGGATTACGGGTTCCAATCGTTCATAAGAGCGTGTTCAATGTGCCAGCGTCAGTACTGGTAGCCCCCGGAAATTCAGTGGGTCTCATGTCGGGTGGGTTGGATCTTGCAATTGCCAGGCAATTCCCTGGTGTCGAAGTTCGGGTACAACAGGCAATCGAGGAGTTAGGAAGAGATCTTCCAATAGGGGACTCAGTTCTTGCCTCCACCGGGGAGCCTTCGGGGGGTGCCAAGTTCGCCTTTATCCGGTACGTGCCTACTATGCGAATCGCTCAGGATGTGAGTGAAACGAAGAACGCCTATCTTGCCATGCAGGCGATTCTACGCCACAATAATGACGTTCTGATCGTGGTGCCCGGCCTTTGTACCGGCGTCGGAAAAATGCCTGTTATGCAAGCGGCAGAGCAAATGTATCGAGCGTATACAGGAGATTTCACCTAAGATGCCCCCCAAGAAGAAAAAGGTGAAGGCTCCGACTGGGGCGATTCTCTCGAAGTATCTGCGGATGCTTGCGCTGGACATCGAGACGATGGATGAGGACGGCAACCTTGTCACCAAGGCACAAGCTCTGGCGGCGTTGGTGTGGAAACATGCTCTTGGGTTCGAGGAACAGAATCCCGATGATCCGGATAAGAAGGTTCAACATCGCCCCGCGACTTGGGCGGTAGATTTACTCTACAACCGCATCGAGGGCAAGATCCCGTTGGCCGTCGTTGAGGAAGGCGCACACTCGTTGACAGAGAGGGTGTCTGACATGGGTAAAGCAAAGATCAACGCAATCTCTGACAAGGAACCGCTTGAGAATGCTTAAACCTCCTCCACTCATTCCAGTACGGGGCGTTGACGCGAAGCCCGTTTTGGTGGAGCCGTTTCCAAATGTCCCGGAGTTTTGGACCTGCCCCAAGACCGGCCTCAAGGTACCCAAGGGCGTGACGGAGAATCTCCTATGGCGAGGTAGACTGCTCGCGGCGGCTGAGGATGACCCGGCTTTGCAAGAAGACCTGTGGGTGGCGTGTCGAGATTCTCTTTTGTTCTGGACGAACGCCTTTGCCTTCACCTTCAAACTCCACCAAATAGACGAGACGGGGCACAAGCAGAACGTCATACCCGAGGGCACTCACGCGCCGTTTGTGACGTGGGAGGTCCAGGACCGGCATCTGACGGAGATCGAGGAAGCCATCGAGGATGGGCACGATCTGCTGACGGACAAAGCTCGTGATATGGGCGCTTCCTGGGATCACATTCTTGTCTTTGAGCATCAGTTTCTCTTCCGGCCTGATTCGATGTTCCTGGAAATGTCCCGCTCAGAAGACTACGTCGATAAAGCAAACAACCCGAAGTCTCTTTTCTGGAAGCATCGCTATATCCGAAAATGGTTGCCAGAGTGGATGTTGCCCCCGATCAACGACATCACGTTGCACTTCACCAATCTGGCTAATGGTAGCAGGATCGACGGCGAAAGTACCAACGCGAATGCTGCGTCTGGCGACCGGCGACGTGGGGTGTTGTTGGATGAGTTTGCCAAGGTGGAGCAGGACACCAAGATTCGCTGGGCGACTTCCGATGTCACTTCCTCTCGTCTTGTTAATTCCACTCCAGCAGGTGCGGGAACTGAGTACAGCAAGTGGAAGAAGTCCGGTCAAATCAAAGTCTTTGTCATGCCTTGGTGGGAGCATCCCGAAAAGGGCATAGGCCGCTACGTGGTGAGAGACGAAGTCACCCAGGCTTGGAAGATCCGGTCTCCGTACTATGACAAAGAGGCCGAACGTCGATCCCCCCAGGAGATGGCCCAGGAACTTGACCGCGACGATCTGGCCTCGGGTTCGACCTTCTTCGAGAGCTACCCGCTTGAACAGCACAAGGCACTGTTTGCTCGCCCGCCGATCTTCACCCGGAATATCAAATTCGCCAAGGGTGTCGCCCAGGATGCGATGCCGGGAATTATCGCGCGACGGCAGTTGAATCAGATCCAGGTCTCTCACGCGGGATCGTGGAAATTCTGGCTGGCTAATACTGGCGGACGACCTGACCAGACCAAGAATTATATCTTCGGGATTGATGTCTCCAAGGGCCAGGGTGCCTCGAACTCGGTGATCTCTGTCATCTGCGTGGAGACCCGTGAGAAGATCGCGGAGTACGCGGATGCACTGGTGCCGCCGTATGAATTGGCGGAGGTCGCGGCGGCCAGTGCGTTGTGGTTCGGTGGCGCCAAGAATGGCGGACGGCCCCTGGTCATCTGGGAGGCGAACGGACCTGGTTGGGATTTCGGGCGGCAGTTCGTCAAGATTCTCAAGTATCCGAACTACTACCGCGCCAAAGCCAGTGGAACTGAACGCGAGAAAACCACCAAGAAATATGGTTGGCATAGCAGCAAGGAAAAGAAAGAGCAGCTACTCGGTGTTTTGCGAGCAGCGTATGCCCACGGTGGGATCGTCAACCACTCAGGAAGAGCCTTAGAGGAAGCCCTGAGTTACGTCTATTACACGAATGGCGGACTCGGCCCGGCAGAGTTCGTCAAAGAGTCCGAATCGGCCCGAAAAACTCACGGCGACCGTGTCATCGCCGACGCCCTTCTCCTTCTGGGTCTCGAAGATGTTCCTGCATCCAAGACCGCAGATCCGGTCCCTCCGGAGCGTTCTGTCGCTCATCGACGAAAAGTAGCCCTTGCCAAAAAGCAGGGAACTGTGGTAAAATGGGGATCTACCGTTGATTTCTCTTCGGGGGAACCAGCGATAACTAATCGACGAGGATAAATATGGCCTCAACACAACTTACGGTGAGACGGATGACCCGAGCCGTTCAGATCGGGGAGAACCGTTTGAAAAATTTTCGCGCCGCTCGTCTCCTCTTTCTGAAAGCCTTTGCTGGACAGTTTTACGACCGTGAGAAATCGAGAGTCGGCGATGAGCCGTTGAACATGGTCTTCAACGCAATCTCGACTCTCGTTCCCAACCTTGTCACCAACTTTCCGAAGGCTGTCGTTACTTCGCGGTACACCGCCTACCGGAATTACGCGGAAACGATGGCCCTCGCCTTAGATCATCTTGGGCGAGAGATTGACCTCCGTTCCGAGTTACGACGGTGGATCGTGGACTCTTTCTTCGCTCTGGGGATTATGAAGACTGGGATCGCTACCAGCAGGGATACGGTAACTTTCTCGGATGATGAGCAGATTGACCCCGGCACACCATACGCGACTGTCGTTGACTTCGACGATTTCATCCTCGATCCCAAGGTACGTAGAATCCAGGAGCGAAGTTTTGTGGGGCACCGTGTGCGTGTTCCGCGAAAGATGGTGCTTGATTCCGGTCGCTACAAGAACGATTTGGTCGAGAAGCTTCCGTCAGCGTGGCAGAGGCCTGGTAATCAGCGAGAAGTGGAGATGATTTCTCATCAAACTATCGCCAATGACCGGGCTATGGATCTTCAAGATGACATTATCCTTCGGGAATTGTGGGTGCCTGCGGCTCAGGCCATCATAACGATACCAGCCGGTCCCGTTGTGTTGGACGAATATCTTCGCACAGAAGATTACGACGGCCCCGAGGAAGGACCGTACACTTATCTGGCTCTAACACCGCCAATGCCCAACAACCCCATGCCCATTGCTCCGGTGGGGATCTGGTACGATCTTCATATCGCATCGAATCGGATGATGAAGAAGATCATGGACCAGGCAGAGCGCCAGAAGGACATCCTGGGGTACAGGCCATCGGCAGCGGATGATGCCCAGTCTATTATCGACGCAGGTGATGGTGACGCTATCGGCATCACGGACCCAGACGGCGCAAAGATCTACTCTTTCGGTGGGCAGCAGCATTCTAACGAATCGCACATCGCACAGTTGTCTCATTGGTTCAATATGGCAACCGGCAATACCGAACAGATTGGTGGATACAAATCGGATGCAAATACAGCGACTCAGGCCAACATCCTCCAAGGGAATGCTTCCGTTCGTGTCGAGGATATGCGGGATTTGGTTTACATCGGAACCCGGCAGATCCACGAGAAATTGGCGTGGTACCTTCACACTGACCCTCTGATTTCGATGCCCCTGATTCGTCAGGTCGAAGTTCCGGGTCGTGTGGAGCAGAGTCCAGAAGGCCCAGTGTCGATTCCCCCAAGAAAGGAAGAACGGCAAATTGTCTTAACGCCTGAAATGCGTCGCGGAGAGTTTGTAGATTTTAGTTACAGCATCGAAGAGAAATCCATGTCTCGACTCGATCCAGCTCAAAGACTTGAGAAGATGCTGGTGTTCGCGGGTAAGATTATCCCGGCAGCGGCTCAAGCTGCGATGGTCTGCCAGCAAATGCAGACTCCTTTCTCGTTCCAGAAATTCGTCACCAGGATGGCGAAGGAGTTGGGGGTGGAGTGGATCGACGAGGTCTTCTATGATCCTGCTTTTCAGACCCAGCTTCTTACGATGATGCAACAGTCTCCCCAGCCGGATAACGCGAAGGTGCAGACTTCGGGTGGTCCAGGAGGAGGCATAGGCGCTACAATGCAGAACGGCCAGCCAGCTAATGTGGCTTTGAAAGATCGGGAAGCGGACATGGGATTCGGGGTGACTCCTGAGACTATGTCCGCTGCACAACCTGACTCAGCTTTGGCAATATGAGGATAGACTATGCCCCTACCTAAAATAACCCGAGAACGTGCAACGGCGGGAACGTCTGGACGAATGCGGCAGGACATTCTTGCACTGAGTGACCCAACCAAGAAACTCGAAGAGACCCGTGACGCTGCGGTGGAGGCCAATGCTGCTCAGAATCTCAAGAAGGCATTTAGCGATGAACAAACTTCTCAAATGAAGTCCTTGAATGACCAGGCCGCAGACCAGGTCATGCAGCAGTTTCGATCTCCAGGACACAAGCGAAGGAAGGAAATTGAAACCGAGGTCGAAGAACTTGCGGAGCGGGCTAAAGATATGGACGAGTTGGCGAAGGGCGTCAAAGAATCCGGGACCGGCAACACCAAAGCGTACAATACATACATGCAGGTGGCGGACATCCTCCGTAAGAGACTTCATGCTCTCCAGACTGAGGGCATACAGTTGTCTCAGGAGGGAGCACAGTAATGCCGATCTACGAACATCAATGCGATTGTGGCCATTCCCTGGTTGAATACCGTCCGCTTGCCGACTGGGACCAGAATCCGACCTGTCCTGTTTGCCTCAAACCTATGCCCCAGTCATTTACTCCGCCCAGTGTTCGGGGGAACTACAAGCATCCTGTGGAACTCCAGTCAATGGGATTTCTTGCCGATCCAGAGGACGTGGCCGAACACCGTCGCCGATTTCCTGACGTGGACTTGACGTTCGATAATGGTTCAGCAATCCCCGTGATGCGGAGTTTGAGTCAGAAACGTCGGTATCTGAAAGCCTCTGGCTGGGCAGACACCAAAAGTTTTACTTGACAAAGATTCTCTTATCGTGGAGAATAGAAGATAGTCGTCTCTTACCCCTGTGAAAACAGGCAACAGACAAGGAACTAGATAATGGACCCAGTAAAAACACAACCTGACGGGACTCCAGTGGAAGATCCGGCATTGCAACCATCTAGCGATCAGAGTATCGAGGATACGATTCAGACACATCTCGATGCCTTCAATGCCCTAGATGATTCCAATACCCCGGACCCAGTCACTCATCCCGATGGCGAGCCTACCACAGGTGAGCCTGCTGCACCTGTTGAACCGGCTATTGGTGAGCCTGCCTCGGATGGCGATCCTGCTGCCGTCAAACCTGTCGCACCGGCCAAGCCAGACACGGGAGCAGTCGCAGAAGCGTCTACCCTCCCCGCAGCTTACCGCCGCACAGCCAAAGCTCGTGGCTGGGACGACAAAGAGATCGACGATTTCGCTACGGCGAATCCAGATCTCGCGTTGAAGACGTTCGAGCGGATGCACGACTCTCGGACCAAGGAAATTCAGGAGTGGGCTGATCTGGGTCGTAAGGCTCGTCAGACGGCTCCTGCGGCTCCTGCGGCTCCTGCTGTAACGGCACCAGCCGTATCGGCAGCTTCACAAACCACACCGATAGACACCAAGGCTTTCGCTGAGTTGTATGGTGTGAGTGAAGAAGCAATACAGGCGATTATGGGGCCGATTAACGAGCGATTCGCAGCCTTGGAACCTCTCGTACAGAGGGCGACGGCTGCTCAGGCGCAAGCGGAGCAGACGCAGCGAGACAGCCTAGTTCGTATTGTCCAGGAATTCTTCGTATCCCCCGAGATAGCTCCCTATAAGGAGGCTTACGGTACCGATCCTACGGCCCTTACTGCCGAACAAAGTCGCCTTCGTGATAAGGTAGTGGAGACGGCTGACGCACTTTTAGCCGGAGCAACTATGCAAGGCCGTGAGTTGTCGGTACCAGACGCATTGGCGCTGGCTCACGATTCAGAGTCCAGCAGTTTCAAAGAACAAATTATTCGAGATCAACTTCGCAAAGACACCACACGACGAGAAAAAGGTATCACGCTTCGTCCATCCGCCAAAGGGCGCAAGGACGCAGGTGGTCCGCCTCGTGATCGTAGCGAGCTTTTGGCTCGTACAGAGGATCGTCTCCAGGCTGTCTTTGGGTAATAGGGTCTCGCAGGAGAAAAACTAATGGCTGTTGATAATGATGCCCTACTCGACCTCATCGCAACAACGCTCAAGGATCTGCCCAGGCAGACTTTTGAGGTAGCCTGGGATAACCAGGACTACGAATTCTGCCGAATCTATCAAGAGGAACGGATGCAGATCGACGGAGGTACTTCGATCCAGCGTAATGTGATGCTCGATCATTCGGGCAATGCACGTTACCGTAAGCTGTTTGATACCGACCAGCCGACCACGGCTCAGGTCCAGTTCCAGATCGACGTTCCCTGGACTCAGATTGGCACGAACTATTCGTGGGATGTCCTTGAGATTCTGCGGAACAAGAACAGTTCAAAGGGCTATATCAATTTGATGACTTCCAAGCGTACTGATGGCTTGTGGTCTCTGGCTGAATTGATCGAGGAACGTGCCTGGAAGACTCCGACCAGTGCGGCCGACAAGTTGTACCCGTACGGAGTGCCGTATTACCTGAACATGCTGGCCGCTGGTAGCACGACTGCTGGGTTCAACGCTCAGACGATTACGTATCAGGATGCTACAACTGGCACGATCTGTGCTGGTATCGACGCGGCTGCCGAGGCTAAGTGGCGTAATTACGCCGCTACCTATACCAAGGTGGACAATGCTCTGCTTCGTACGATACGGCGAGCAATTTTGGCCACTCGTTTCAAGCCTCCTCTGTTCATCAAGTCACCTGGTAAGGACGAAATCGGCACCAGGCGAATGTACGCGAATCTGGACATCAACGTGGAACTCCAGGATCTCGCGGACAAACGTGACGACAACTCCCAGCCGAAGGATCTGGCGGGCAAGAGCCTCATCGACATCGAAGGCACCTGCTACTTCAATCGGATTCCGATCCAGTACATCCCGCAGCTTGATGGCGTGACGTACGATCCGATCTATACAATCGACTTCAAGAAATTCGTCCCGTTCGTCCAGGATGGTTACTGGATGGAGGAATCGAAGCCGATGACCGACCGACTCCAGCACACGACCTTCACCGTCTACCTGGATGGCAGTCACAACAACCTTTGCACCAACCGGCGCACGGCAGGCTTCGTGATTCACAAGCCTATCCCCGCATAACCGGCCGGTCCTGAATTTGATTGGAGAAATAAAATGACCAGAGGAATAGCAAATGTCGATTACCATCGACAAGGAAGTGAAGTTGTCGATACGAGTGCGTCCAACTGGGCGGACATCTACACGACATCTTTGACGAAAGACCCCAAATGGAATATCGGTGATCGCCGAGTTCTGCCAGATGGTCGTGAATACCGTTACGCAAAATCGAGTGGTGTATGTGCATCCGGCCAGTCAGTAGATTTCGACCAGACTGGTGCAATTCCCTACGCCACAATGGTTGCGGCGGCTGTTGGAGATACAGAGCTTACTTTCGGTGCAACCACGCACGATGCCATCGCAGAGGACGAATTACGAGGCGGATACTGTGTTGTTTGGACTGGGTCCGACTACGACCAGTTCCGAGGAGTTATCGGTAATGACGCCTCGGCTGCAAATGCGGCTATCAAGATTTACATCGACGGTCCTGTTTCGACGGCGATAACCGTAAGCCATAGCGGCGAAGTTTACGAGAATCCGTACGCTTCTGTCATCGAAGCGTCGAATGCGGCTCTCGGTAAGGGCGGCGTCCCTGCTGTCTATGTCAGCGCGGCGAATATGTACTTCTGGGTTCAGACCCGTGGACCTCGGTTTGTCGCCCCGCAATCCTCAGTGGACGGTCATGGCGGTGTTGGTTCGATGTTCCGACATGATGGCTCACTTGAGGGTGTAGAGACGGCTATCGGTGGAACTGTTCCGGCTACGGCTGGCACGCAATACGCTGGTTATCGCATGATCGGTGCTCCGGCTGGCAATGGTCCCCTGTTCATGCTGCAAGGATAAACAATTCAATGGTCGTCTGTACCTAAAATACAGACATCACGTCCTGGCCTCCTACCGGGGGTCAGGACGTTTACGAGGTGACACATGGAAATCACGAAGAAAGTGCTTGAGCAGAAGATCGCCAAATTAGAGGCCCAGAAGGCACAAGTTCTCGGCCAGGTGAATGCCCTCGCTGGTGCTATCGCGGTCGCCCAGGAACTTCTGGTTGATCTGAGTAAGAAGGCCCCAGAGCCTAAAAAGGCCCCGGAGCTTAAAAAGGCCCTAGAGCCTAAAAAGTCCAAAGGATAGTAATCATGGGTTGCAAGAATAATCCCATATCCACCGAGGAAGCAGAATGGAAAGCCGAGAGTGACGCTCAGACGTTAGTTGACGCCCACGAGATCCGTGCTGATAAGAAGCGGTTTGTCACTGCGTTCAAGGCTCTTCGGAAGAAAATTAAGGAAAGTCAAGAAACTGTGGAACTTGAGAAGAAAGTGAAAACTGGTTTAGATGCGACCTTCGGTAAATCCAAGGGATAGTAATGGCTGAATCAACTGCGGCCCTCACGTTTGGCGATCTGGTTATCGCGGTAGCCGAGAAACTTGGCATCGCGTACTACGGCGCCGACGGTGACGAGCCTGCACAAGCTCCGACAAATGCCTACGACCTGGACAAGTGCAAACGATACGTCCAGGACGGCATCCGTATGTTCATTGCCGATGCTCCCGCAGCCGGGTGGCGTTGGCAGCGTCCTTTGGCCAGTGTCGTACTCTGGCAAGACGTTGACGAGGACACAGATGTTACTGTTTCTGGGGGAGTCTACGACGGCGATGCTGACATCACCCCTGTGACGGCCTCGGAAGCCACCTTTTACGCTTCGATGGAAGGAGCAACTCTCGCTATCGACGGCGTCGATGACTTCGTGATCGCCAACTATGTGTCATCCACTGTGGTCAACGTGACCGGCAACGCCAGTGCGGCGTCTGCGGACGTGTTCTCTATGGAGAGCGGGGGCGTCTTTGGCTTACCGCAGACGTTCGGTGGTGAGGTGGTCGGCGACATCACGTACGCAGCAGGCAGCAATCTGGGCGTGTCAATCTCCTGGAACACCGAATTGGAGATCCGTCGATCCCGAGAGAACTGGGACGCTACCGTCCAGCATCCATACTATGCGGCTGTCCGGCGCAACCAGACCAACTCCCGACGATGGGATCTGGTGGTTTATCCGACTCCCAGCGGAGACTACACGGTGGAGTTTCCCTATCTCATTTACTTCGATAAGATCACAGAACTCACCGACGTTCACCCAGCCGGTGTCGCTCACGACGAGGCAGTAAAATGGGCTGCCCTCGGGCAGGCCGAGGTACAGGGTGAAGATGCGGCAGCCGGGTATATGGGCTATTACGAGAAGAAAGCTCTTCTCAATAGCCACAAGATCGACCACCGGGCCGCACCTCGACGCTTGGGCTACTGCGGTAATCCAGGTGCGATCCGTGTTGACGTTCGTAACTTCCGAGAGTTCACTCGTCGTCCGACAGTGGGCTTCTCATAATAACAGGCCACTGGCGGACGCCAGTGCCGGAAAGGCAGAGTGCCATGAACGAAGCAAATTTTTTGAAACGAGTAGAATTTCTCGTAACCGGCGACGGGTTTTTGAGGGAGAAACAGATCCCATTGAAGGCTTGTGTGGCGACGGGGGCATCGGACGCTGCTTTGTCCTCAAACATGATCGTCATCACCTTCGATGCCGATAACGAGAGTATCACGGTTCCCGTCACGGTCCCCTTGGATTATGATGAGTCCAATGACGCTCTGGCCGTCGTACTAACAGCCCTACTGACGACGGGTGATGAGTCGGCGGGTTCAAACACCATTGATCTCGATTTGGACCAGGTCATTCGTGCTCAGCTTGGTGAGTCGGCTGTCGAGGATCTGTCTTCGTCCGTGACAAGTGATTCTCAGGGCGTTGATGATGAGGCAATCGCTGAGTACCTGTTTGACTTATCTGGTCTGTCTCTCTCGGTCGGCGATGTGCTGTCTGTCGAGATCGACGCTCAGGAGACCGGCACGGCAGTTGCCACGATTTACGCGGCCAAGATCCTGTACCGATCCGATCTCGCCGCGTACGATCTTGACAGTCGGGTAAACTCGAATATGGCAAACTAGTTTAACAAACGAGAAACTGGCATTCCGGCGTAAGCTGTGCAGTGTGTCAGGAAATGATCCCAGGCCCGTCCGTTTCTCGCGGGCGGGCCTGTGCGTTTGAATGGAAGACTAATGCCTACACAACGGCCTACACCGCTGGAACTCAATTTCCCCTTCAAGGGGATAAACGAGATTCCCGCGAACAGGCAACAGCCCGAGGGTACGACTCACGACGCCCTGAATGTCCGACCGTTCGACAGCCTGGAAGAACGCCTTCGTGGTGGGCAACGCGGCGGACTGGCGAAGTATTTTGCTGACGTTGTGAACGGTACGGAGTTGATCCAATCCCTCGACGCGATCACCTACGCCCTCGATCCGGCATCTCTGGACATCGACTTCGACAACCCGATCTTCTCTGACGACTTCTCTGCCTACGCTGATGGTTTGTTGAAGACTCTGAATGCGACCGATTGGCCACATTCTCTCTACAACGACCGTGGTACAACGACAGGGGATGCAGAACTCCTTCCTCTCCAGCAAGTGAGTGCTAACGGGGCGGTCTCCGTTTCTGATAGTGCCGATGGTTTGGTGAGCGGAGCGTCAAGTGGTGCCTTCGAGTCTGCGATTACAGACGATTTGGTCTTGGGCTCGGCGTATGCTGTTCGAGTTGGAATCGTTCATCTCGAAACAGGCGCCGACTTTGGGAAAAATACGACTACCATACTACTGAGAGTTGATCCTTCTGCCAAAACATGTATTTACGTCAAGATGGAACCTAGTGTTGCTGATAGCAATACAGGTACGCTATATTTTTTCCGGCAGGCTTCTTCAATAAGTCGAGTAGCAATCACCGGGAATATCTACGGTGTGGCTTCACGGGCCTTTACTCTGGCCGGGGGTGGAGATTGGGAAGATGACACTGTTACTTTCGACGTACGTGTCAGCGGGGATACCTTCTCATGCTACATTAACGATGTGCTAATCGAATCCTTCACAGATACCAACCTGGCCAGCGCTGTGAAGGTCGGTGTGGCGTTAGGTAGATCTGATGGCGGGAGTGTCCTTGATTGGGATGACACCCCGACAGAAGGGTATATTGAGTCTTTCAACGTGTACCGCTCACGTACACCTACAGCCTTTCGCTCGACGAAAATTGTTGCCGTTTCCGGCGGGAGTGTGTACGCCGGTACCGCAAGCGGGGGGTTAAATCTGGCCGGAAGTGGGACGAGTGCCCTCTCCGTGTCAGCGATTCCTTCGGGTGTCAGTGCGTATCAAAAGATGTACTTTGTCGATGGTTTCGTTAGCGGTAACAAAATCTACGATCCAAATACAGATGCAGTGTCTACCTGGACGGCGAGTGCCGGTCAGCTACCCGCTGGCGGCTTCGGGACCACCTATCCGGTCACTGCCATCAGCATCGCTGATAGCGAAATCAAGGCAACTGGTGCCTCGGCAGCATTCGCTCCAGATGACATTATCCAACTTGCGGGTCATTCGGTCGCTTCTAACAACCAGACCTACAAGGTTACGGCTGACGACGGATCGGACACTCTTACCGTGACTCCGGCCCCCACAGATGAGGCAATAGAAGGGTCCATTCGAGACGCAAATTACGCCTGCCAACATACGGCGTTGTACCGTGGACGAGTTGTGCTCTGGGGTCTATCTTCTGATCCGCATAACTGGTTCATGTCGGCAGCGGGTAATCCTCTTGACTTCGATTACTTTCCATCAACCACGACCCAAACGCAGGCAGTCGCGGGAAATAATTCTGATGCCGGGCTGTTGGGCGATGCCCTGGTGGCCTGTATCCCGATTAGTGACGACTTAATGTTGATGGGCGGCGACCATACCCTCTGGGTCATGCGGGGTGATCCCGCAGCCGGAGGTGTCATCGACAACGTGAGCTACCAGACGGGTATCTCCGGGCCGGATGCCTTTGCCCAAGATCCCAGTGGCACTATCTACTTCTTCGGGTCGGGCACTCTTTGGCGTATGGGAGCTGAGATTTCGACACCGGAACCTATGAGCCAAGGACGCCTGGACAAGACGTTTCAAGATATTGATACTGCTGAGTACCGAATTCTCTTGTTGTGGGATTCATTCCGACACGGGCTACACGTATACCTCGCACCCGCATCTGAGCCTACCACGGCGCCGATCCATTACTTCTGGGACCAGCGAACGGACTCCTTCTGGAAGGACCAGTACCCAGCCGCCACGGGACCGACAGCGGTGCTTCTATACGACGCTGATGATCCCAACGATAAAGCTCTCCTGCTCGGTGGATGGGACAGCTACATCCGGTACCCGGACGAAGGGGACGACGATGATGGTACTGCTATCGTAAGCTATTGTTGGTTTACTCCGCTGGTCGGAGGAGACTACGTCAACACCCGAGTCTACGATACGCGAGTCCTTCTGGGTTCGGGATCTGACTCGGTGACTTTTGAGATTCACGCGGCGAGTACCCTTGAAGTCCTGAATGCCAGCACTACTCCGGTAGTTTCTCGTTTGATGGCGGCTGGACGTAACTCACCCTTGACGCA